CTTCCTGGTAATCCTTCCAGTCTTTCTTGAGCTGCTTCGCGGCGGCCTCGGTCATGCCGCGGGGGATTATCAGCACCCCCCCCGTGCTTGCCCCATTGGCAAAGTATTTCGAAGCGTATTTCCGGGCCCCAATTCCTAAACCCAATTCGTCCTTCATCACGGTCAGGACATCGTGCCCGGCCAGGCCGTTATACGACAGGCCCTTGACGTGATAGACGTCGGCAGCCGGGATTTTTCGCTTCTCTTTGCCGACTTTCGAGGCATAGAGCAGCTTTCCGTCCTCGATCACCGGGACCGTATCGGTCGGCGAAAGGGGCAAGAGCTCGAGCGGTTCGCCGCGGGCATTCCGCCAGATCGCCGAATAGCCGTTGCCCCGGAAAAGGGCGTGATAGCACATGACCTGCTTCCAGGTCCCGACCGACAGGATTTCGTTGACCTGCCAGTGAATCAGCTTGTAGGCCGGATGCTTCGGATCGATGGCCCAGCGGTCGACGCCGCTGAAATCCTTCGTGTTGCCGTGGCCGATCGCCTTATAAACGTGGAACGGAAGCCGCATCAGGACGTTCGAGATCAGGTTGATTCCGCGCCAGAGAGGGGAATAGCCGATCGCCGTCTGCGGGGTGACGCGCACGCCGACGTCGGAGAGGTTGATCCCGAACAGTTCGTCCCAGGCCCGCGGGTCATTCAGCGAGACGCGGGGATTTTCGAGGCTGTTCGAGAACGTCGGCAGCAGTTGCGACAGGAAGCCCATTATTCGAATTCCTCGGCGGCGGCGGCATTACCGACGGTCCGTAAGCGTTTCACGCGCTGCAAAAGCCGGCGCCGCACCTTCTGTCGGCGCTCATTGACCGCGCCGCAAACAGCCAGTGCAAAGACCAGCGCTCCGCAGATCACCAGGGCCGCGGGGGGATAGATCCACCACAGGCCCCCGGCGAGCGAGCTAAGGCCGGCGATCGCGAGTAGGTCATTCATAGGACAATCATTCCACGACGTTCATATACGGAGCCAGTTTCCAGCTCGCCGAACATGGCCCGGGCGAAACCCATCAACAGGGCGACCGGTCCGTCGATCTTGTCGGCTGACTTCTGTTTGGCCGGCATTACATAGCCGCGGGCGTCGGCTTCCATCACGACGTTACCGATCATCCACCGCAGCAGCGGGTTGCCGTCATGCTCGAGCAGCCCGGCCGCGGCCAGGCGTTCGAACTCGCGGCAGGGTTCGTTGTAATTGCGTTTTGTCTGCCAGAACTCGAAAACCGAAAGCCCCAGCTCCATCGCTTCCAATCCGAACTGCCGAGCATTGTTCGGGTCGAGGGCCAGGTCGATCAGGTGATAAGTCTTGCGGTCGCGTTCGAGCTGCGAAAGAATCAACTGCGGGTCATTCGTATTGCCAGGAACAACGGTCACCAGCCCGTCGCGGATCCAGTTGCACAATGGCGCCTGCGTGATGTCCCTCCGGCCTTCGGACGGCACCCAGCAATGCAATTTCACGCCGCATCGCAAGATCTTCCAGCGGGCCGTCGCCATCGGGGCTGCTTCGGCGAGCTGCTCGTCGTCCGCGTTCTTTCCGTGTTCGATCCGCTGCTCAATTTTTACGCGCTTCGGGAACGTATATCCGAGACAGGCGAAGTCATCGCGCCAGCCGAGATCGAGGCCGGCGAAACATTCCTGCCCCACCAATGATTCGTCGAACACCGGCGAAGGCAGCCCGCTGCGGCACTTATCCCACGTCGGTAAGGGGATCCAGCTTGATTCCTGGCCGACCCATTGGTTGAGGTGCTTTCGACGGAAGTTGCTTTCCGCAGAGCCGCTGACAGCAGCTTGCTTGGCGAGCTCGCCAAGGTGTTCGGGTTTGACGGTAATTCCATAATTCGGATTGGCCTTCCGCCATGTTTTTTCGTCGTCCCAGGGGTCGGTCTCATCGGCACAGCAGATGAAGGCAAAGACGCTGTCGTTGTGATCGGCTTCCCCCTCGAGGACGGCCCGTGCCAGCTTTTCGCGAACCTCGTAACAGATCGAATGCCGATCGACTCCGGCCGTCGTGATCGCCAGAATCAGCGGCTGCCGTCGCGCCCCCTGGCCGCCGAGCAGCACGTCCCATAAGCCGCGGGACTTGTGGGCATGGAACTCATCGACGACGACGCGATGCGGATTCAATCCATCGAGGGTATCGTGATCGCTGGAAAGCGGCCGAAAAGTCCCGTGCAGTCCTTCGAACGTAATCGCAAACTGAAATTCTTTGACGAGCGTTCGCAAATCTTTCGAAAGGCAGCGTTTCGCGTCCGCGAAAAGGATGCAGGCCTGGTCCCGCATTGTGGCCGCGGCATAAACCTCTGCCCCTTCCTCCTGGTCGGCTAAAAGCCCCTGCAGGCCGATTCCCGCTGCGAGAGTAGTTTTTCCATTCTTGCGGGGGATCTCGACATATCCGGTTCGAAAGCGCCGCGTTCCATCTGCCCGGAACCAGCCGAACAATGGCGCTACGACGCAATGCTCTTGCCACGGTTCGAGGACGAACGGCTTTCCCGCCCATTCCCCCTTCCAATGCGACAGTAGCGAAAAGAATCCGATCGCCCGCTGCGCCGCATCTTCGTTCCAGATCAGCCCTCGCTTATGACCATCGCGCAGATCTCGCTGCTGCCGGCGGATCGAAAGCAGCTCGAGCTCGCCGCGGGGTCGGCCATCCTTCAGCAGTTTTTCGAGCGCTTGTAGCCGACCGGCGATTCCGGGAGAAACTTCAGTCGGCCGCTTGCGGGACGGCGGAATTTTCGATTTCGACCTCGTCGGCTTCTGTCTCGTCTTCGATTTCATCGGGGATGTGCCGGGGAAGATGGCAGGCCTTGAACTTCTTTCCGCTGCCGCAGGGGCATTTCGCGTTTCGTCCGACCTGCTTTCCTTCGCGCCGAATCGGGCGAATGCAGGCGGCGCCCGGAACGACAGAAAGCAAAAATGACTGACTGGCTATCATCCGGTCACCTTGAATCCGAGGATCTTGGCCATCGCCTCAGTCTTGCCGTCGCTCGAGGCCTTCACGTCGACGGCGAGCCCCGTCCGGGCCGCCGGGGTCATTCCGAATTCCTGGCACAACTTGACGATCTGCGACCAGGCCTTGTTGCGGACGGCGACTGCCGGGTGCTGGATCGTGTTTCCCTTGTCGGTGACTGAGGTCAGTCCCCAGTGTTCAATTTCGCGCCCCGCCCGCAGATACATGTCGACCGACTCGGCCATCAGTCGCAAAGCCAGGTCATCGAGGGCCGTCAGCAGCTTCGCGTCGAGCAGTTTTCCGGCGATTGAGATCCAGGCTTCGCGGGCGGCTTCCGTCAGGTCGGCGGGCGGCTCCGGGATTCCGGGAACCGGTTTCGAATCCGGTCCGGAATGCCGGGAGGGTTGAAACGTGCCCCGCTTTTTGTGCGTTGCGGCGGGGGTCTTTTTTGGTCCTCGACGGCCCATTATCGTGCCGCGCCATACCTTTCAATGTCCCGTTGCGTCTTGACCGCATGATGCGGTCTGCAAAGGGTTTGCGTATTTTCGATTACCAGCCGCAAAGCCGGCCGCGCATGGACGGGGATGATGTGATCGACGACCAGGTCCTCGACGACGATCAAACCGGTTTCGCGCTCGCATTCCTGGCACCAGGGATTTCGACGCAGGCGTTCGTCGCGGACCTGTTTCCAGGCATGATCATAGCCCCGCAGATGAGCCGGGCGACGATCTTCGATCCGACGGCGCGGCGCCGGATTGTGCCTCCGAGGGCTGTTTGGCATTCTTCCCTTAAAAGGGCAACGCCCAGACAGCGAACGTAAACGACTGACCGTGCGCGCCGCCGTCGACGACCGTGTAATTGACGCGGTAGTAATCGCCGAAAATGTCTTTCTGATTGGCAGCGGCCAGGGCGGCATCGAGATAAGCTGTGACGGCCGTCGCGCCGACAATCTTCGCAATGAACCGTTTCGCGCTGCCGTTCCCCAGCACCTGCGTGAAGTGGATTACGTCGGACCAGGTCCCGGCCGCCGGCGTTCCTTCGATCAGCGCCTGGACTTTGACGTCGAACGTGTCGCCGACCGCCGCGGCAGCCGCCGTCACATCGAGAACCAGCAGTAGCCCGTTCATCATGTGCGGGATTCCGACCGGCGTCGTCGTCGCCGCCGTCCCGCTCGTCACGGTCTGCGACGGCGAAAGTGCGACGAGATCATTCGTGATCGCTTCCGAAAATGGCATGCTTCACCTGCGCGGGAATGAATCGTGACTTTATGGGCTTGCTCGTTCGGCAGATTAGGCGGCGGGCGCGCTGGGCGTGACACTGAACCCGTCCGCCACGGCCGCATCGACGACCGCCGTCAGCTTCGCTTGCACGTCGCTGCCGGAGGCCGTCTTTGCGGTTTGCGCACTGGCGAGCTGCGCCGTCGCCGTGTCCACGGCGGAGGAGTTTGATTCGTCGGTCGCGACGGCCGCGGAAAGATCGGTCAGGGCGGCTTTCGTGGCTTCGTACTGAGCCTGGCTGGGCATGGCGCGGGGCTTTCGTTTCTGAGGGGGGCGAAATTGAATTGTCAGCGTGAGCATCAGGCCGCGGCTGCAGGTGGAGTCACCGGCCCGGCGATTGTCACGGTATGGTCGGCGGGAACATTGCCGATCGCGATTCCGGCTGCGGGAGCGATGGCGCCTGTCGCTGAGACGGCGGCTCCGACCGCATGACCGGCAGTCAACAGGGCACTTCCGAGGATCCCCTGGTCGGCGGGCAAAAGGTGCAGCAGATTCGCCAGCGCGGGATTGGCAGTCAGTGCTTCAATCTTGGCGACGGCGTTCGCCACATCAGTCGCAACCGGGCCCAGGCCGGGGCCTTTCGGAGCCGCAATGACAACGCCGTCGACGTCGGCCTGGAGCTGCTCGGCCGTCGCGCCGCCAGCCAGATCCGCATAGGCTTTGTCGATCGCGGCTTTTCCTGACGGAGTCGCATATAGCGTTCGCAGGACGTTGACGACTTCCTTCTCGCGGTTCGAGCGATCGGCGAGATATTTAATCTTGGCCTTCATGGCGCCGACGAAACCGGGAATGTCGCCACTGGCCAGATCGCTCCAGGGCGCTGTCATCGTATCGGAAAGTCCAAGAGCCGCTTCAAAATGGGCGACGTCTCCGCACCATTTCCGCTCAGCGACGGCCAGCGCCTGGACGCGAAAGAGCGCCCCCGCGGCGAAGGCGCAAAACAGGACCGCGGCAATGACGCCGTGCGGCGTGGCGAGAAAATCGAGGACAGGCTGCATGGAGGTTCCAATTTCGGAATTTGGATTTCGGATGGATCAGACCGCTTGCGCGGCTTTATGGAACTTCACCGCGTAGACGCCAACGAACGCGAGAGCGCCCAGGACGAACGCCAGGACTGGGGATTTTTCTTTAGGGAGCGGGTCGTCCGGGCCGGGACCGACGTAAGGCGGCTCGTGATCGTCGGGAGGAAGTGCCGGCGTTTCGTGTTCCCGTTCCGCCAGATATTTGCGGAGCTTATCGATTTCACTCGAACGCTGGCGCGGCGTGCGGAGGCCCTCGGGTGGCCGGCCGCGTCCGTCATAGGGGGCCTCATGCTGATCGGAAGGATTGGCGTATGGGATCGACCGTCCCGGATCGGCGTCAGGCGGCGGGGCCGGTACTTCGGCAATCCGCCGCGGCAGCGGGCAATTGCCGCCGGGGCAGCCGGGATCGGCGGGGGGCGGCATCAGCTCAATTCGTCCACCACTGCGAATGGCCAATGGTCGCGGCGCGTGATGGCTGGCGACGTGATGTCCCAGCCAGTTCCCCATTTGCCAGCGGTCGCAACCAGATTGATCAGTTCGATCCAGAAACGCCCTGAGCGCCGGGAGCGGGCATCCGTAGCAGATTTTTCCTTCGCCGCCGTCATTGTGACTGAGAACGCCGCATAGTTTTCCGTTGGCGAAGATCCCGCATCCCGAACATCCGGGAATCGCGCCGCCGCCATCGACGGAGAATTTCCAACGGGTCATTCCATTCGCGGTGCTCACCGAATCGGACGCCGGCGAAAGACGGTAATAGAACGGACCGTCGCCGCGGGGAAATCCACAGGCTTCATAGATCGCAGGACCGGACAGCGAGGAAGGAATGGGAACGACTGCCAGAACGGCCTCGGCCGGCACGGCGAAACGCGCCACGTCAATCGAGCGGTCGATGGCCAGTAACGTCGCCTCGCATTGCGAGCCGTCGGCGAAGTGAATCTTGAATTTGCCGCCAATGTTCCCCTGGAAGCAGTGCCCGGCGCCAACTCCGCAGGCCCACCGCGGGCCGCGGCTGATGATCGTCGCCGAACAGGTCGAGCCGCCATTGGCGACGCGCACTGAAGCCAGCACGCGCCCCGGCGGATCTTTCAGGTAATCGGCGGGAAGTTCTGAGGGAACCAGACCGAGCAGGCTGATGATCACCAGCGCCGGGCGAAGCAGGGCGAATAACGAGGCCATATTTGAAAAACCTCAAGAGAGGGCCAGAAAAATCAGGCGCCCGATCCAGGCGGCAATGTCGATCGCGACCAGGAGCAATAGGGCGCCGAGTGCATAGTTTTCAAAGGAATCGTTCATCGGTCCCTTTGAGCCGGACCGGCGGTCCGTGCGTCGCGTTGCGGCGCACGCGATGAAAGAGGTCAGCCGGATTGATTCGCTTTGGGTTGTCCCAGTTCATCCGGCCGATGCGCATCAACAGGTGGGCACAAAATGCACTGCAGAAGATTGATCCCAGGTCGGGATAGGGCATCAGGTTCGAAGACTTGAAAAGGCTCGTCCCGCTTTCGAGGGCGCCGGCCAGGTCGTAAGGTTTTCCGAGAAATTCCTTGAGGGCGATCGTCGCCAGGTGCAGACTCTGATGCGGGTAAAGCGCCGCAAGGAGCGGCAGACGGTCGACAGTTCCCTCATATCCGGCGACCCGGTCGATCGGATCGTGACATTGAACTCCCCGCACTTTCCGTTCGAGAATTTCGCAGGGGAGCTCGCAGAGCGTCGTCGATTCGGCCAGCAGCGGGCGTTTCTCGTGTTCAATGACGATGGCGACGTGGCTGGGCCCGCGGGTGGCGAACTCGATGACGCGCGACTGCCAGGTCGTGCCGTAAAAAAACAGCAGGTCGCCGGCGCGAAAATCGCAATGCAGCATTTTTCCCTTTATGCGCCCGAGGTCGTGGCGGGGGCGCGGCAGGCAATCTTTCCTTCAATGCGATCGAGTTGCGGCTTGATCGCCGCCTGCGTCTGTTCGATCGAGTCGACATGCGTTTCGAAGCGCATCGCCAGGCGGTCACCGGTACGCATTGCCCAGCGGGCCAGCTCCCAGATCACATAGGCGAGGCCAATGGCGGCAACAATCGGAAAGCCGACCTTCGCGACGAGATCACCGATCGCAACAAAATCCATGACGGGGCCCGCTGTCTCAGAAGTGCTGAATGATTCTAGGCTGCGCCGTCGCTTCGCCCCGGCTGGGGATTTTTTTTGATCCTTCGCGGCAGCCGTCGAGCGGCGATTCCACTCGGAGCGCCCGCCGCTGCATCGTTTCGCGGCAGTCGCGGCAGAGTGCCGCCACTATTTCCGGCGATTCGTTATTTTTACCGCGTCGTATGACCGTCTCGGTCGTCAGGCGACCGCAGTTCCCCGGGCATTCGTGCAGTTTGGGCAGATCGCCCATCGGGAGCTTTCCCAGAAGTTTCGCCGCCGAAGAGAGGCAACGCGCAGGAGTTTAATGCAGGTTGCGTGGTGTCACCGCGCCGTTACAAGACCGATCATTTGTCGGCCAGTTCCTCGTCGCTGCCGGCCCGGCGGCCGTGTTGCTGTGCGAGGGCGCGGACGTGCGCCTCGTCGCCCAGGACGTGCTCGGCGAGGGCCCGGATCGGGATTCCGTGTTGAGCGGCGATCAACCGCAATCGCAGGTGGATCGGCGCTGAAATGTAAATCTGACGGCGGCTGCCGGGCGCTGCGCCCATCGGGAAGGACTCCGGCCCCCCGGAGATTTGTGAAGTAAAATATGACGGGACGTTCGCGCCCGCGATCCATCGGCCGAAGCTCAAAGGGAGTGGCTACCGAGTGAGCATCCTGGCTGATTCGAATCAGGAAGACTGATTGTTTATGAAATTTCGGACAGGCAAAATGCGAAGTATTTCGGCCAAATTTTACATTTTGCTAAGCATACGCTAACCATTTTTTGAGCCCTGGTAAGCATCGGGAATCCAAAGGATTCGACCGCATCGCCAGACTCCTGATCACGCCGAATTTTGGCCGATTCGAGCTCGGGATAGCCCCCCCCTCAATGGCCGCCTTGGCGCGGGAGGGAAACTCACAACCGCAGCAGGCGTTTTCTACATGCATGCAACGCCGGCCCTTGTCGGTGGTGTCACCGCAGGCCGTCAATAGGATGGATCAGCGTTTCGAGCGCCACCAGCGCGCGAGCTCCTGGATAGCGCGGAGCTTTTCGTCGCGAGCGATCTCTTTCTGATCCCGCGGCTTGGCCGGAATTGGCGGCTTGGCACCGCTGAAAAGCAGCAATTGACGGCGATCGGGGCGCATGACAAACCTGACACGGACGCTCCCCTGCTGGTTATTCGTCGCGAACGAGGTCGGCCATCGCCGTCCTTACATGCCGCTGCCGGTCGATTGACCCGAGGACGCGATCGACGACCTCCTCAAGGCGCGTCCGATCATTTAATTCGAGCAGTTCGCATTCCCGCAGAGCCCCGCGAACCGCGGCACGGACGATCGAGTCGGCCAGCTCGCGGTCCATTCGTCAGCTCTCCAGCGATTCCAGTTTCCGCTCGAGCGGCTCGGCGAAGAATTCCTCTTCGCCGGTAACCTGACGGAAACCGATCGCCCGCAGGTCGGCCGCGTTGATTTTGCCGTCCTTAAGTGCTGCTGCCAGCTTGTCTTTCGACCAGTCGGCCTTGATCGCCAGGCAATCGCCCAGGGCCGCGGCGACGTCGCTGAATTTCAGCAGGGCCCGCCGCAAATGGCCGATGACCTTTTCGAGCAGCGTCTTGTTCCCCTTGGCTGGCTGGCCTTTGAGATTGCTGATCGAATCCGGAGATTTTCTCCAGCCCACCGTCCCGAAATTCAATTCGCGGGACTTCAAATCATCCAGGAGAATTTCTTCGCGGTGGGCCTCGCACCAGGACGCGAGTGCGCTGTGCACCTGCTTCCGCCGGTCCTCGATTCCGATCGGCTCGCCGTCGATCGTGATGACGAGGGATCCCTTGAAATCGGCCGTCAGAGAGTCCTGTTTGGCCTGAAAGCGGGCCTGCACTTTCGCCTCGAGCTGATCGAGGGAACCCAGGTCGCCGAGCAGGCGGTCGACATCGGCCAGCGAGTCGCAATCGACAGGCGGTAGCGTCTTTTCATCCGACTTTTTGCGTGATTTCGTCACGGTTGCTATAGGACCATCCTTGGTCGAATGCGTAAAATCGAGCAAAAAACCTGGCGCGCCCGCAAAACAGCCCGCGAGAACTCCGGTCATCCATGACCATCGCGCCCTGCCTCTATCGCGAGAAACCTTATAGACGCCGCAAAATCAAGAGCAACTGGAATGACTCCAGGAGGCCCGGGCCGGTGCCACTGCCGCCTTTGACGGTGCCGCTATCGATCCCCCGCGAGCGGTATTACGCCCTGCGGGCCGAGGCCCTGCGCCGGGGCCTGTCGATGCCGAAGCTGCTTCGCGAGCGTCTCGACCCATGGCTGAACGCCCTGCCGGCGGGCGCCGGGCCCGACCAGGCCGACGACGAGGAAACGGATTGATTCCCTGTCAGCGCGCTAATCCTCGCCTCGCGGATCCGAGCGGGCAATCTGCGCTTCGATCATCAGTTTGATCGTGGCTTCCTCGTCGGGCTGCAGCGGGCGGTTTTTCTTCGTCCATTCCGCAGCCAGTTCTATTCGGTCCGTGAGATCGCTCAGCCCGTCGATGAGCATCCAACCGCTGATGATTTCCCGGAATTCGGCTCGCATGGCGCGCTGAACCTCATCATTACGGATTCTTGGCTCTTTATTCTGATCATGGACCTGAAGCAGCCGTGTCATCAGGCGATCGACGGACGCGAATTGTGGGTAGTCCCGCCGCTCGAGCACCCACGCCAAAACAGCGGCTGTTTCCTTGTAGAATTCGGCCGCTTCACTTCTTCCTGGAACGTCCATGTCCTCCGAATGTGCCAGATCGAGGAAGGCGACTACGGAGGCGCTGAATGCATCATTTATGGCGTCGCGGGTTTTCATCGCTTGTTGATCCTCAGTCATTAAGCGTTTGTGACTTCCCCGCGGGTTATGTTCCCGTGCCAGCCGCACGATTTCTTGCGGCCGTGGGCCGCGAATCGAATGCTCGGGAGCACAGTCAGAGAATCCCAGTTCATCCTCCTGCCGTCATAGTTCCAGTTCCAAATCGCTTTCTCCTGGTCGGGCGGCCCTGCCGAGCACTTAATGGAAACCGTGTATGGTGCTCCGCATCGCGGACAGTCAAAGCGCAAACTGCCATCGCCCCAAAACTGCGGATTTAACGACGAAAGTTTCATCGGTTGATTTCCCCTCATTCAGAGTTTGTTGCAGACCTGCGAAAAAACGAGCATCGCGGCGACCATTTGCGTTTGCTGCTCGACGGTCGGATCGGCAAACTGCTCGTTAAGCGCGATCATTTCAGCGAAAAATGCTTTGAACTTCTCTGCCGTCGAATTGAAGAAATCGACGATCTCCTGAACCTTCTCGGGCGGAAATGGCGGCTTGTTCATGCGCTGACTCTTTCTCATTCGCTGTTAAAAGATGGCACGGGCAGGATTCGACAC